CCTAGGGGCCTTGGAACGCCCGCAAAAGGCATCTTGTGCGCCGATCAAACCTGCAAAATGCGCAAACGTGGTAACTTGTGGCATGGAACGTAGCAGCTACAGCAAGAGTGAGAGATGGCGTAAGGCTAGACAACTGCGTTCGTCTATACGGGAAACGTGGTATCTCGAGACGGGGCCAACGTCGGATGAGTGGCGTGCTATGTCTCCCGCGCAGAAAGCAATCTACCAACGTTGGCTACGCTACTACCGGAGACGAAGGTCACAGCGTAACTTATTGATGGGCAAGGACTTAGACGCAGGCTACCTCTAGGCTTCCCCTAGACTCGCGTCCGAGCCCTGGCTCGCGCAGCTCGGCCTCGGCGCGATACGGATGCGCAAGACCTCACGCAAAATAACCAGGAATTGGCCTATACCATGGTAGAGAGTAAGGGACTGAGTACTGGGGACTTAGGTGGGGTGAGTCTCAGGGACTCAAGGTCTATCGGTTTCGGGTGGAACAAACAGGTGACCTTCAGGATCATGGATGGTTGCAATTCCTGCAGTTACAAGGAGTTCCAGGATCTCCTGCATGGACTCCCTGGTCTCAATCACCTTGGAGGAACTGCCTGAGTCCTCCCCTCCAGAGGTGGGGGAACAGCAACATGCCAGGAACCCACATAGGATCTCCCTCTCCGGCACAAACACATCCCCCGTCTCGGCAGCTAAAGCCAACACACTCAACGTGGTAGACCGATTGTGAGCGGTGAGTTCCAGAGGTCCAGGTCCCAGGACAACTTGCCACCCACTGGCTGTGGTGGAAATGGTGGAAGTGATCTTGACCTCTACATTATTTAGCTGATGTACTCTGGTAAGTCCAGTGAACTTAATGGTTTGCCCAACCTTGAAGGGACGCTTCTCCAAGAACAGGTGAGCATCGTGAGTGGCACCGGAGATGACTTGGGACTGTAGAATCTTGACCTTGGCATCTTCGTGTGGCTCAATCTCATCCCCCAACTTATTCCCGATCTCCAGGAGGACTTCAGGGTTGATGGCAATCAGGGCTCCGGTCTCACATAAGTGCAACAGGATCAGCTTCATGACCTTCCTCTTCCTCTTCTTCTCCTGCTCAGGGGACTCGTCCAACCCCTTGATTCGCCAGGACCTCTTGCGAAAGGGCTGCACCCGCACCCGCTGCCGTGGAGGCAAGCTCATCAGCCCCTCCCAACCAGTGCCTCAACATCCTTCATCCACTCAATTCTGGACTTCTCCCAGTCAGGAGTCTGTCCCGGATTGACCCCGCCGAGCAAAATCACGGCCCTGCCCACCAACTCCCTCCAGGGCCTCACAATCTCATTGTTGTAGTCGGCCAGCTTGGTCATCGAGTCCCATGTCCCTTAGTCGACGCAGCCGCCTTGGCATCCTTGTGCTCCTCGCCCTTCTCATCGTCGGCGGCAGCGGCCTTGGCTTTGGTGGGAGCAGGCATCTGTTGGCCCATGGCCTTCATGACTTCCTCCAAAGTCTCCTTCACCAGAGTGGGTCCCTTGTCACTCTGGGTGATCTCAGTCCCCGTATCCGACTCTGCCATCCTCAGTACCTCATCCTCATTAATAGCAATAAGCTTCTCCGGCTGGGGAGTTGTGCCAGGCGTAAGGTGGTGAAACACATGCATCTTCATGATTGCCTCCTGCCAAAGGGGCCCCACCCATTAATGAGGCCCCCGCCTTTCATCGCACTTCATTGACACACAGGTTTATGCCCTGGATTATGACCTCCCACCAGAATTGTGGAAGAGGGACTGACATCATACGCCCTTCCAGTGCGGCCAATTGAACCACTTCGGCCATCCCTGCCTCCCCCTGATTGCCCTGACCGCATCAAGCGAGTGGACCTGTGTCCTCACTGCCCCAGGCCTCGCCCTCAACTGCTCGAGCTGCACCGGCCTGGTGAACGGGACCGGCAAGTGTCTCCTCACCCACCTGTAGTGCTTCCCTTCCAGCAACCTAAGTGCGACTGTTTGAGTTCTGAGCATCCAACAACCCCAACCTCTTTAACTCCTTGACCTGCCTGGCCTTAGCTAAGTTCTCCCTGCATGCGGCGGTCTTGGCCGCACTCCTCGACTCCGCAATCTTCCTCATATGTTCCAACCAGGGACCTGTAACTTGCTGGTGGGACTTGCTTTTCTTCATTCCAGCATGGTACTACACGAGCGTGCCCAAGCAAGTCAAACAACTAGCTCCTCTCCTCACCCTCTTTGAGACAGCCTCCGGCTGCTACAGCCTGCGGCTGAGCGAAGTCTCGAAACGTGCCACTTTCCTCTCCATAGAGGTAGCCAAGCTCCTCCCAGACGCCCGCTCCCTCCAGGTCATCACTCCCAACGACATGAAAGTCTTCGACCTGGCCTCCGAAAGACAGGAGGCCGAAGCGGCTGACGCCTCCTACAAAGCCTTCAAGGAACAAGAGTTAGCTCAACGCAACGAAGCTGACATGCCCCCCAATCCTTTCGAGGAAACCGGACCTCCCATGTCCATGGACCAGGTCGTCGAGATAGAAGCTCAGGAGGATCAGAAGTCCAATGGCCAAGACAAACGCTTCCGCAGTCCCAAGCCGCGCCTTGGCAAGATGGCTGGATTCGACGAGCCGTGCCAACGTTGCTCGGGCACTGGACAGGTCCAGACCCTCATGGAAGGTGGACGACCCGCCACCGGAACTTGTCCAGTTTGTCAGGGAGAGAAACAGATTAGGCGCTTCGGAGCCAAGCGCTGACCTCCGGCCTCCCAACCATGTGGTGGAGACGCCTGGTCTGCATCCTGGCAGGTCATCACTGGCCCCCCTGGACGGCCCTCGACGAGAACGTATGGTGCATGCGCTGTGGCAAACTCATTCAACAGAAAGGAACCCACAAATGACCCACTCCCTGAAAGACAAACTGGAAGCTATCTTCACTTACCACGACAACCCCGACCTCATCCCTCACTACGAAGCCATCCGCGAGAAGGCCAGAGAATTTGCTGTAGTCATCCTTGACAACACTCCCGAGTGTGCCGACCAGAGTGCAGCCATCCGCCTGGTCCGCGAAGCAGTAATGACCGCCAACGCCTCCATCGCCCTGGGAGGATTGGTGTGACCCAGGAACCCAAGTACACTCACAAGTCCTGGGGCATCACTCTGAAGATTGGTCCCTTCACCAAGGATGAGTGGGACAGGATGGCAGAGTTCAACCGTGACATGGCCCAACTCCTGGAAGGGGTCGAGGACGAACTCCACACCCAGTTCATCCTGCCCGACCATCTGATGTCCAAGGACGAGACATGATTGAGTTCTCCTGTAAAAATCCCCAGCACCCCTCCCACATCCCCCGCAACAAGGAGATGAAGGTGCTGGAAGAGGATGCCTTCCACGTAGTAGTGGCCTGCGTAGTCTGCCGCGACTACTACAACGCCGTCGCCGCCCAATACATCACCCTGCCCCGAGGCAAGGAGAGAGTCCAACATGACCTGGACCAAACAAGACGCCATTGAAGCTGGCCGCCGAGGTGGCCTGGCCAAGCACCGCAACTCCAAACGTGCCGACCCTGTCGTGATCGAAGGGGAAGTCAGCCAGCAGACTCATGCCATCCAAGCCAGGTGGGCTGCCGAGAAAGGTTCGGAAGAAGAGGTCACCGACTACTTCAGGAAGAGTGTCACCATCGAAGACGGCCTCCAACTCCTTGCCAGAATGCGCAAGAACTGTGAACTAGCCAGCTACGCCCTGAATGCCCGCATCACCGCCGACAATGACCGGGACAGGTGTGAGTTCTGCGGTGGCCGCAAAAAGGACCGCAAACAATGGGCCCTAGTCAGGCCCTTTCGAGATCCCACTACCATGTTAGTACGCAACCACTACTTCTGCTCCATCGAATGCGTAGCCCTCATGAATAGACGGGACCAGGGAGTTTACGGCGTAAGCGACCGTGGCATGACTCCCGCCATGAATCCCCGCAACCACCCTGGCGAGAGAGGGGACGAACCAGCCCGCCTAGAAGCCGCAGTCAAGGAAGCATCCAAGAATGCTGAACCTTCATAACTTCGAGAGACTGTGCCACCGCCTGCCCATCAAGGACCGGGACACCGGCCTCTACCGCCGCTTCTCTTTCAACACTTCCCAGCAAAAGATCATGAAGCACCTCTACCAACGCCGGGAGAAAGGCTATCCCCTCTGGCTAATTTTCCTGAAAGCCCGTAGATTGGGTATCTCCACCTTTGTCAGAGCGATGTTGATAGCTCAGCAGTTGCAGAAGAAGAACTGCCAGGGCATGATTGTCGCCCAACTTGCCGAGACTGCGAGGGAACTATTCAATGAAGCAGTCCTGTTTGCCGAAGCCTTACCTTTCCATCTTCCTGCGCATACCCAACGAGAACTCTATTTCCCGCACAGTGGAGGTGTCTCCAGCCTGCGCCGAGCAACTGCAAAAACAGTTATCGGAGGGCGAGGACTCACTCTTAATGGTGTTCATCTCACCGAAGCAGCTTTCTATCCAGGAGAACAGAGTTTTGTTGCGCTTATTAACACGGTCTCGACGGAAGATCCCGACAACATGGTCGTCATCGAAACTACGGCAAACGGTATTGAAGGTCCTGGAGAAACATACTTCAACTACTGGAACGATGCTGTCGCTGGTAAAAACAACTTCATGCCTATCTTCCTCCCCTGGTGGGAAGACGCCTCAAGTTTCTTTCCAGACCGACTAGCCGAGGACGCCCCTGCCGACGACTACGAAAAGTGGTTGATGAAGGAATTCAAGGTCACCAAAGGTCAAATAGCATGGTACAGACAAACTAAAGCAACTAAGTGTGGTGACTCTCCCAGTGTGTGGGCCCAGGAATATCCAGCCGACCCAAGCGAAGCTTTCCTCTCCAGCGGCAACCCAGTCTTCGACCGCGAAGAGATGCAGATGGCCATGAAGACTGTGGAGGAACCTAAGTGGCGTGGCCGCATCCGCCTCACCGGAGTCAACCCCGACAAACTCAATCCCAACGACCTCTACCGTGGCACCGCCACCTTTGAACAGACCAACTCCGGCAACCTACTCATCTGGGAAGAACCCAATCCAGGAGACCATTACTATGTTGGAGTGGATGCTGCTAAGGGCAATGTTGATGGGGATTTTGCCGCCGCTGTCGGATGGAATGCCGAGACCGGAGACCAAGCCTTTCGATACTCTTCCAAAGTTGGACCTGAGCACCTGGCCTTCTACATCAACGCCCTGGGTCGACGCTACAACAATGCGGTCATTAACATCGAACTCACCGGAGGCTGGGGATGGGCCTGCATGAAAGAACTGCGTGACCGCTACCACTACCCCCAGCAATACCTCTGGATGTCCAAGGACGACCGTCCCGACCGCAAACCTCGCATGGCCCTTGGCTGGGAGACCACCCTCAACTCCCGCAAGCGTCTCCTCATCGTCTACCGCACCAGTCTGCGCCAGGGCATCATGCACTCCAAGGACATCGAGACCGTCCAGCAAATGGTCAACATCCAGAACGAGATGGCCTTCAACTGGACCGTCACCAAAGGTCACGATGACATCCTGTTCGCCGCTATGCTGGGCTGGATAGCCTGCATCGACCATCACTTCCCTCACGGAGGCCAACCAAGAGTTGCCCAGACTTATGTTGAAGATGCCAAGCCCAAAGTTGACTGGATCGAATCCCCGGAAACTTCTAGTTGGGGAATCCTGGGATGGTCCTCCACCGCCCACTTAACCAAACTCAACCTATGGAAGTCCCGTGAACGCACCAAGAACAAGAGCCTCCTGGAAGGCATATGACCAAGTACCCATTCCCCATCGACGTCTCCGGCATGTCGCTGGACCGCTACCTCACCAACCTCCTCAGCGCCCTAGTCAAGAAAGCTGGAGGCACTCTGCACATCTCCGTCGCAGACATCCTCAAGGTCCAGGACCAAGTCCTCCTGCGTTATCCCACTAACAACATGCGTGAGATAGTGTTACAGTTGGCTCCACGCAACACCGACATGTACGTTGTCCCGGAGGCACCCGCATGGCTGCAAGAACGCGCCCCTCAGCGACCAGCCACCCAGACAATTCCTACAGTCCCAACCCAGATGCCTCAACCAGCGGCCCAACCACGCATATCGAATACCCTGGACAATCTCCAGCTCTACCTCAAGGAGCAGGAACGGGAGGCAAGACTCAAGGAACTAGCCGAAGAGGACGAGCAGGAACAACGCCGCCTGGCTGGCCTCTCACCCTTCCGCACCATACCGGACAGATAACCTCTCAGCATGATCTTCGACAACAAGCCCTGGACACCTATTCTCAGCTGGGACGGGAATTCAACGCTGCCTACGCTTCATCTGTCACTCAAGCCATCCGAGGTCTCCTCATTGCTCTTCGTGCTAACCAGCGCCTCCTCGTCGAAGGAGGCCTGTACACAGCTAGAGAACTTGATGACCGCGTGGAACAGCTTCAGGAACACTTAAAGGTTGGGGGCGACGAAGGTAAGACCACCATGGAAGACCGCTTCCACTCCTGGCTCAACGCTCCCGAAGAGGAGGAAGTAGCATGATTATTGACCCCGTAAAAGAGGTTGAATGGTGTCCCTACGAACAGATTTTCCTAGAATACAGACAGCCGGACAATTCGTTCTCTCAGTTTCCCGAAATTACCGAAGTCAGGCGTTCCTGCATCAAGGACGCTGGCCACTCCGGCAACCACATAGTAATTGAGCCCCTGGATGACACGCCCATGGAATGCCCAAGATAGATGGCCATCTATACCATCTCGACCAAGAAGACCGCTCCCGACCTGGACCCTCGTGCCCGTCACATCGACGAATGGGTGAGGGTGGCCGACGACAAGCGTAACCAGGTCCTGGGCATCGACTGGATGAACCAGATGGAGCTGTTCTACGCCCTGACCACTATGGGCGGACCAATGCCCTCTTACCGGCCCTTAGTCAAAGTGCCGGAGCTGCAAACCCTGATGATGCGTGAGGCCAACGACCTCTCTGAGATCATGCCCCGCCCCTACATCATCAACGAAGACGATGGCAAGCGTGACAAGGACCGTGAGAAAGGTCTGCAATCGGAGTGGGCCCGAGCCCAGCTCAACTTCCACTCCATGTTCACCATCCTCATGTCGCTCTTCGTAGGTACTGCACCTATGCAGATAGGCTTCAACCCGGAATCCAGGAATGGCAAAGGTGCTCTGTGGGCCAAGATGCGTCCACCCGACTCCTGGCATCCCGACCCCTTCACTACCTACGAACTGGACTGGTCCTATGTTGTTGTCGAAGATTACATGTACCTGGAACGAGTGCGAAAACTATGGCCGGACACTAGTGTGGGACTCAAGCCCCGAGTCGCAGGACGCTCCGTATCCCCCTCTATCGGAGACAGCGGATATGGCTTCCAGATGCCTCCTGGTCCAATGTCCATGGTTCCTGGAATGCCCAATAGTCGAACGCTTCCTAACGACAACCGAGTCTGTGTGAGGTGGTGCTTCTGTGAGGACTATACCCGCGTCCGTATCGAAGACAAGCAGCTTCCAGACGGTGCAATTGTCCCAGCGGATTTTGAGTGGAAGTACCCAAATGGTCGTCTCCTGGTGGAGTCGGAAGGTCGGATACTTCAGGATGGGGACAACCCTTATCCGCTCAAGATGTTTCCCATCATTCCTTTTTGGAGTACCTTGCCCTTATATGGTCTATGGACCATTCCAGCAGTACGTTTTTCCCACGATCTGCAAAGTCTCTCCGAAAGGATGTGGACCCAACTCTACGAGAATGCCGTCAGACTCAACAACGGAGTCTGGCTAATAGGTGAGAATACGGGTATTGATCCAGAGAAGTTTGGAGGCATGCCTGGTGAGGTACAGACAATAAATGCCAACTCCATCCGAGAAATCGAATGCAAGTTTCCCCCTGCTTTTCCTCAGCACTTCATCACCCTCCCGCAACTTCTACTTGATAAGCAAAAGGAACTCCAGGGATTTACTGCTGCACGCCAAGGTCAGCCTGGAGCTGGAAACATCTCCCCAGAACTCTTCGACGCAAGCATCATGCGTAGTCAAGGCCTTACTCAGTTACGCGGCAGGCTCAACGCCTTCACCTTCCAACGAATAGCTGAGTTCATGTACTACACCATGTGCCGCTACTACCGCCCCCAAAATCTCTCACTCAGGGGTGACCACGACGTCGAGTCGGTAGAGTGGAAACTGGCTCCCCGTCCCGACCAATACGACGTCCTCCTGGATTCAGCCTCTATCAGAGCCCTCTCTCAGGGTATGGTCCAACGCATGATTCCAGACCTGCTGAAACTAGGAGCTGTAGACAAGCGGACTGCTCTTGAACAGCTTGAGTTCCCCGATGCAGGCGCAGTAGCTGAACGTATAGAGCGGGCTGAGGAGCTTGCTGCCTTGGCCAGGACCAGGGGAGTCCGAAGATGAGGGGAGAGTGGCTCACCTTCCGTGAACTCTCCCTAGTAACCAACATTGGCTGGAACAAACTCCGTTACCTCCGTGACTCCGGGGTCCTCACCGACCTGGGCATGATCCTCTACCAGAAGCCCTGCCACAAGCACTCCAGGTGGTGGATATGGGTTCCGAGCGTATTTTGTCACTCCCAGTTGCTTTCCCCCACCCAGCAAGTTGACTATCCTCCACGGGATGTACCGAAAACTTGAGATCCTGAAGCGCAGCTCCCCTCACGACGATGGCTGGATTGACCTGACTCTAGCACTTGACGGCAAACTAGCCGACCTGATGGTCAACCAACGGGACCTGGAAGGCAAATCCGAAGCCTGGTTCCAAGCCTTCTGTGTGAGGACAGCCGACTCTCTGATCTCAACCTACGGCGACTACCGCCACCAGCGAGATAGGTTCTCCGCTCTCCCTCTGGTGGAAAATCAATGAGAGGAGGTGCCCCTATGTTCGAGCCTGGAAGGTTTGAAGAGAAGGGACGAGGCCGTCGGCGTCGTCATCGTAGTCGCAGGTAAGGAGGAATCATCCATGGCCGCAACACGTAGACCCGGAAGGGGCCGTCCTCGTGGTCCGAGTGGTCGCCGCCCAAGGAGGTACTAATGCCAGAGAGCATGGGCAAGAACTTCGATGACAGAATCCTCAAGTCTCCCTTGACTGTAGGGAGGCCGAGGAAAGAGCCCGGTCCCGATGTGAATAACAGTCCGGTAGCTGTCCCCGATGACCCACTCAGGATCATCCCGGACAACTCGAAACGTATGACACGAAGGGACGACTAACATGGCTGTCTCTCGGACTAACCGGCACAACGCAGGGGGCCGCAACAACTTACATGCGGCTCCCTTCATGCACTTCATGCCGCCTCATCACAGGACGCTGCCCAAGACTGGACCGCATCGCAGCTACAATCCGCTGCCTGGCCGCAGGCGGGGCAGGAGTGGCCGTAGCCGTTATTGACTTATGGCGACCTCACCTGTAGCTCCCGATCCAGTCCGAGCCATGATGGCCCGCCAGCTGATCCAGCGTATGGCTGGTGGCTTGGGCGGGGCCAACGACCAGGCCATGGGTGCTCAACTGGGTGGCCAATTCTCCCAGCTTCAAGGAGCTGACCCTCAGTTCATGCTCAAGGCTCTCAACCAAATCAAGATGATGATGGTGCCTCTCTACGGCAGGGCGGCCTTTGCCGTCCCTGAGGTCAGCAGGCACATAGCCCAGGCTCAGAAGAGTGTAGACGCAGCTATCAAAGCGGCTGAACAAGGTGCTGCCACTCAGCAAAGTGTTAGACCAATAGCCAACAACGCCGCCATGCCCAACCCAGTCCAGGGTCCAGGAATGGGTGAACCCGCGAGTGGCCCACCTGGCGGTGGTGGTGTTCCAGGATTGCCTTAATGGCTAGAGGCGGACAAGTTGGTGGAGGAGGCTTTCATGCCCCTACCCGGACTGCTCCTGTTCGGCCTGAGCGGCGTGGTGGAAGGGAAGATGACGACAGGCGCAGACCTGAGGGTGGGGAGGAACGCGAAGGTGGAGGAATCTTCGTCTTCGGCTATCCCCGGCACTGTCCACCCGACAAGAGGTGGTCCCGTAGCCGAGGAAGGTGTGTACGTCGTCGTAGGAGACGAGACTGACCGAGGAGATAACTCCTCAGGAGTAGAGGATGCCAAATCGTAGCTGGGCAGACATTTTATCTGACAAGGGCTTGGCCGACGACATTGTTCTGGACCTCAAGGACGGTACTAGCCGCACCTTGGGCGACCTTCGAGCCTGGAACCGCGAGACGGAGGGGGCGACCGCCAAGAGACTCTCCCAACAGGAAGACGCTCTGAAGCAGCGTGAGGCTCAGCTGGGCAATGCTGAGATCGAGCTGATGCAACGAGTCGACAGCTACTCCAAGGGCATGGGCATATCGGTCGAAGACTTCGTCACAGGCAAAGGCAACCCTGCCAGCCACCTACCTACCGCTCCCTCAAAGCGTGACGTGGCCCAACAAACTGGCCTGGACGAAAACGATCCCCTGGTAGGTGAAGTAGTCAAACAGCTTAAAGCTCTTGCTGCCCGCCTGGACAAGACGGATGCTGCCCTGACCGAACAGCGCGAGAAGGTCCTGAAACCTATCGTTGCCACCTATCTCAACGATAACTATGAACTGCAGTGGGAGCGTGCCCGGCGTGATCTCCCCAAAAAGGCTCAGGAAAAACTCACCTACGAGGATGCCCTCAAGCACGCCGAGCGGCGAGGCATGAAGGACCGTGCCGGTCGCCTGGACGTGGCTGAGGCTGCCCGTGACCTGGCCCGCCCCTTCGAACAGGATGAGTGGCGCGAGACCGAACGGGCCAAGATGCGCAAGGAACTCAAGGACGAACAATTCGCCTCCTCCCTGCCCAAGCCTGGTCAGCAGGGTCCCCGCAGTGGAGTCCCCAAAGGTTTCAAAGACGAGAAGGGCCGCACCAAGAGTTTCGACCAAGTATTGAACGACGCTGCAAACGATGCTGAACTGTGGCGTGGCATTGCGACTGAACAATAAGGAGCCTAGTTATGGCACTAAGTGTAGTTGGTCTAGGTCTGGCAAGTCCGCCAGTTCAACTTAGTAACACCGTCAATGCCATCAGCCAGAAGTACATTGTGCCGGTGCTAGGTGACAACGTCTTCAAGCCCAGTCCAGTCTTCTGGGGACTCACCAGAGAAGGTAAAAAATTTGGTGCCGGTGAACTAGTCTTCCCAGAAATCAACCAGGAAGAACTTCCTGGTGGCGCGTATTATGGGGACCAGCTCCTAGACACGTCGGTAGTGGACTCCATTCAGCCTGCCAATCAACAATGGCGTCCCTACCGACAGCCCATTGTTATCCCCATCACCGATATCATCCTCAACCGTGGTGGAGCAGGCAACTTAGACATCATCAAAGCCAAGTATCAAGTAGCCAGTGCTAGCTTCCTGACTAAGTTGTGTAGAGCTTTGTGGCACACCTCTCCACAGAACACCTCCAACGACATCGACGACGTAGACGCCTGGGTGGGTCAGACCACCAACGTGATTGCAGGCATCGACAGGTCTCAACCTGGGAATGCTTTCTGGCAACCTGCCGCCAACGTCAACAACAACTCTGGTGCCCTGACTCCTCAAGTGGCCGAGGCAGCCTACCAGTCGGTGGTCTTCGGCTACGACGAACCCGACCTGATGCCCATCTCCCAACCCCGTTATGCAGGCTTCAAGAATAACTTCACCCCTCTGAACCGTTTCACTGACGGCTGGCAGGATGAGGAAGCCGTTCAGGTAGGCTTCAGGAATCACTTTCTCTTCAACAACGCCATAGTGATTCCTGACTTATTCGCCTTAGCTAACTCAGCTTACTTCCTGAACTCCAAGTACATCTTCCCCGTGTTCCACGAAGCCGACTATTTCAACGTGGACCCCTTCATTAAGCCCACTAACCAACGAGTCCTTGTGTCCACTATGTACCTAACGTGGCAACTTAGTAACATCTCACCACGTATGGGAGTCAAGATCATAGGCATCACCGCGTAAGGAGGCAGTTATGGCATTCGTGGTCTCGATCCGGCAGCTTTCCATCATGGGTGCCTCGACAGGTGCCAACGTCACCCTGCCCGCTTTTGCCACCACCGGAGCTGCCCAGAACATCACCATTCCCATCCCTCAACCTGGCTCCTTCCACTTCGGTATGCTGAGGGTCAAGTCCCTGACTCCCGCTACCGGCACCATGACGGTAGGTGCCATCTCAGTCTCCGACGGCACCAACACGGCCTATTTACAGGGTGCTCAGCCAGCTATCACTCTTCCTGCAGACCATACCGTATTCCCTCTAGTTACTGACCTCAATGCCACCTCGCTGATCCTGGCTCTCACCACCAGCGCGGCAGGCACAGTCGACATAGAGTTCGCCGGGATATGAGGAGGGCCGATGCCTCTTCTACCCGCCAGTGCTCTGGACAATTCGATCTCGCTTCCTCTGGGCACAGGCGTCCTGGTGGGCGACATCATCCTGGGAGCCCGTGAACTCTTCAACGACATTCC